TTGGCGGAATCCCCTGACGCGGCTAGTTTGGCGGAATCCCCTGACGCGGCCAGTTTGGCGGAATCCCCTGACGCGGCTAGTTTGGCGTAATCCCCTGACGCGGCTAGTTTGGCGTAATCCCCTGACGCGGCTAGTTGGGCGGAATCCCCTGACGCGGCTAGTTGGGCGGAATCCCCATCATCAACTGTAGCTGTTGACTTAACCTTGCCAACAATCCAATCAACACCACGCTTGATAAAATCAGGCAACGTCAATTCAGCATCAATCGTAATTTTGGCCGATGCAATCTTATTGCCGTCTCGGTCGTTATTGCCTGTCAACGAAACCACACCAAATCGATTTACCTTGCCAGAATTATTAATCAATCCGTAATAATCCAGAACATCAAGCGGATTTTCACATGCATGAAAACCATTTTCGCACGCCTTGATTTTTCCGCCTACCTCATACGATTTGCCGACTTCAAAATTGAAGCTTCTGCATGAAAAATCAGGATTGAATGCCTTGTATGCGGTAATTACCGTTTCTGGCGCTTTTCCAGGCTTGTTTGTCGTTTCGGATTTCTTGGCCATCTTTATCTCCATTGATTTGCCCATGATTCACCTTAACTATTATTACCATGTTTTGTCAAGAGTTTTCGTGGTATCGTCGGGCAAATCTTCGCTGGCCGATTCCTGCAGGCCATCCACCCAAGTTGCGCCGTCCGCCATACCGTAAGTTACGGTACGCGCCTCGGCGTCGTAATCAACCTGCACGCCAGGCACCAAGTCCGGCAGGAATAGGTGCGCGCTGCAGCCGGCCTCTTGTTCGCCTAAACCAAGCGGCTTACCGTGATATTCGCAATCCCAGTCGGCGTCGCCGGACATAAGCGGTGTTGAACTAATGCAGGTTCTGCAATGGCGGCGCGGCATTTCAAGGTGCCAGCAAACCGCGTGTTGGCGGCATAAGGCGCCACGAAAATCGTCCGGCTTGCCACACAATCGCACAGGCGGCCGCGTGGCGGCGATTATGCGGTTGATGCGCGCAATAGACCGGCTGGCGAAATGAATGTCATAATGCACGCGCTCGCTGTAAATGTCCTCGTCGTCCTTGTTTGTGACCATATACAGGCAACGCTCTAGCCCGCGCTTGTGCATATAAAATTGCATTGTCGCGTAATGCTTCGGATTGCCCTCCTTAACGCCCAGCTTGGCAACCTTTCGGAACGATTCGGCCTTGGCGCTTTTGCACTCCAGCACGTGTTTCTTAACCGGGGCCTCCGGCACGCCCATAACCTGGCCGTCAATCTTGCCACGCAAATGCCCGCCGCAATCCCTTGCGCGCGCCTGCTGGTCCGTAACTTCCATGCCGGCGGCGCGCAGCAAATCAATTAGCCGCTCCTCCTCGATATTGCCGCGTTCAAATATCCGCCGCGTGCGCCATGTGATTTCCTCTGGCGCGCTCGCGCGGCGGAATTTAAGCCATAGCTCGCGGTCGCATTCCGTGCCGATATCACCGGCCGCAATGCCGACCGATTCAAAGCCGTCATTGCTTGCCGTGATTGCGTCCTGAATTGCGCGGAGCGTGCTTGGCGTTGGTTTGGGGATTGCGGTCAATTGAACATATCCAAGGTGAATTTGCATCGCATTGGCAGATTTGGGTCTAAAGTGAACGCGCTGCAGTTTGGAATGCCATTGACGTATTTCCACTCATCCGGTTGAATTCCAGCCATTGAGTTTGCCAATATTTCACAACCCCCGCATTGCGGGTCTCCGGTTTCCTCATATTCAGATCGAAATTGAGCGTCGCGCGCACAATGTGCGCACCACTCGTCTTGAAAGAATTCTCCCTCGGTGCCGTTGGACGGCATATATGGTCCGTCACTCATTGGGTTAAACCCGCATCGGCATCAGCACCAGCGCCAGGTTAGGCGCGGCATCGGACAAAAACAGCGTTGGTGCTCCGCCGTCGGCGAGCATCATTTTGAAGTCACCATTCGGCAAAACGCGCGTGATTTCTGCTAGGTATTTGGCGTTAAAGCCTACGTCCATTGCCTCGTCGTCATATTGCGCTGCCACCTCGTCAGTGGCGTTACCGCTTTCCGGATTATTGACTGCCATAACTACGCGGCCGGTATCAAATGAAAGTTTTACAGCGCGCCCGCGCTCTGACGAAATAGTCGCCACGCGGTCTGCCGCGGCGCTAAACGCAGCGTTGTCAACAATCAGCCGCTTGTCGTTGCGGGTAGGTATCACCCGCTGATAATCCGGATACGTGCCGTCAATCAGTTTTGACGTAAGAACGGTATCGCCGGCGTCAATCTGGATTTTACTATCAGAAAGCCGCACGGTATGCGTGCCTTTTGGCAACAAAGAAACCGTCTTTTGCGGAATAATAATACCCGCGAAATCCGGCGCGCCGCTTTCCATTTCATTGCGCGCCAGGCGATGACCGTCCGTTGCCACCGCTGTAATCTTGCCGCCAGACTTAAGGAAGTAAACGCCATTCAAATAATATCGCGTTTCCTCGTTTGAAATCGCAAAGGCAACCGGCGCCGTAAATTGTGACAGGTCAAACGCAAATTCAACGTCATATTTGCCGGAGGTCATATTCGGAAAGTCCTCCGGCGGCAAGCACTGCAGTTTAAACCGCGAGCGTCCGCTGGTGACAATCAATTGCCCGTCCGTAAGCGCTAGCAGCACCTCCGCGTTCGCTGGCAGTTTGGCGACAATGCCGTTCAGCAAATGCCCGGTAACAGTAATGGATCCGATCGCCTCAATATTCGCGGCAGTGCTTGCCGTAATTTCAATATCCAAATCAGTCGCCGTAGCGGTCAATTTACCGTCCGCCGCCGTCAGCAAGATATTTGACAAAATGGGAATCGTATTACGGGCTTCAACCGCCTTGATTGTGCCCGTGATAATGCGCGCCAGATCGGCACGCGCGATAGTAACGCGCATGTGGTGTGTCTCCTAAGTTGAATTTGGTGCCGCCGACCGGACTCGAACCGGTAGCTTACGAATTTTAAGTCCGTTGCGTTTACCATTTCGCCACGGCGGCAAGTCAGGCGGCACGAATGCCGCCCGTCGCATCAGTTAAAGAAACCGCCGGCGTAGAGAATGCAGCCATTGATTAGCGTCGCTAGAAGCGCGACTCCAAAGTTATATGGGTCGTTCCGCGGCTCGCCGTGCTTGGCTAGATACGTGCCGAGGCCTAGTAGGGCCATTGCAAGCCATACGTATTGCGGCCAGCCAAAAATAAGACCACCCATTACTTCTTACTCCAAGGATTGGCCGTCTTTGCCGGCGTTGCCGCCGCTGGCGCAAGACGCGCCGCAGGTGTTGCGACGCGCGGTGCCGGCCGGTTGTCGTTGGCGGCTGGCGCGGCAACCTCAGGCTCCGGAATGTTGCCTTGATCGGGGTAGTAGAACTCCTTGATTTCAGGGCGCGCCGGATACTGGCCGTCCTTGCTTGGCTTGCCCAAGCCGATCTTGGCGGTAAAGGCAATCAAACGCAACTCGTCTGTATCATCAATGCCGGTAAGCCCCATTGCGCGGCAGCGCTTGGCCAAATCACGTTGGCCGATTTCCTGCGCCTGTGCGTTCTGGTTTTCGATGTTGATGTTCGAGGAAAGCAGCCGTCCCCTGTATGCCTCCGGCGCAAGCACCGTATCTGTGATTTTTAGAACAGTTCCGTTACCGTCTTTCGTCGGCTTGATTTCCGCCACGGTAGTTTCAAACTGATAAATGCCGTTCGGCAATTCCTCATAATCGCGCGACTCGGTATCAATCGCGCTTGCGTCAAATCGCTGGCCTAATTGTGCCATTCTTTAGTTCTCCTGTGGTTTTTTGATTGGTGGTGAATCAGGCCGCAGCTATCCCCCGCGGTTCCGGAAAGTATTTTGACAATTCGGCGTAGCCCCGCCCCTTCGCGTAAGGCAGCTTCGGCGGCATCGAATATCGGTTTTTGGCAAGGAATCCTGGCCGCTCCTCAACGTGGATTTCGCGCTCGCCGCTACCCTCAGCGTGGCCGACCTTTTTGTTAAAGCCAACGTCTTTTTCGCGGACAGCGTGCCGGTATTTGATAAAACCGACAATCTGCGCCGCCTCTTGCACTAGCGCCGATGCGCGCTTATGCAGCTTGATACCGTAACGCGAATACGGGTCGCTAGACGGGTCATCGAAGCGCGTGATTTCCTCGTGCGCCAGCAGGACTACGGCAACACCTGCGGCGCGCAATGCCTGCAATCCGGAAATCAATTCGCGCCATTCGTCGGCGGCTGCGACGTATCCCTTGCCAAAGCCCGCGTCTTCAATGTTTGCCCAGCCGTTTTTTTCACAAGTGGCTTTCCAAACAAGCGGCTCTACGCCATCAAGTGAGTCAATCACGAATGTTTTGTATTCGTGCGGCTCCTGCAGCAAGTAGCCAATGACGGAATAGATATCGTCAAGGCTTTCCGCGTAGCCTGGCGTTGCCATTTCAACGTCTGTGGGCGGTTCCTCGCCCATTGTCGGCAAGTAGTACGGGGCGGGGAATTGTGCCGCTAGCGCCGTCTTGCCACTGCCTGCAAGCCCATAGAAAACCGCGATTGGCGGCAAGTCGTTGCGCGTTGAAACTAGCGCGCCTGGTGAAAGTGCCATGTAATCTCCTTTTGTTTTCTTCCGTTGTTATGGCTGCGTTGTTATCGCGGGAGCTAACTAAAAATGATCGCCAGAATTGTCAGGCACGCGACCGCAAACAGCGCCTCATAGGGATCAGGAAACCAGTCGTCGCCGGTCATGCCAGCCACGCCGCAAACTGATAACCGGCTACGCACGCCAGAATGAAAAGTGTTAACAGCCACCATTTCGGCGTCGGAGCTTCCGGCTCATTGTGAAAATCGTAAACGTCCACGTTACCAAGCCCCAAACCAAAGGCCTACGCCGTGAACAACGCCAACCGGTGCGGCAATCGCACCAGCAATCAGAAACAGCCAAGCCTCGTTTTGAATGCAGGTAATTACGTGTGTGCACCATGCGGCAATTGACGTTCCGACAATGGTCAGCCAAACCAAGATAAAGATACCGTATTTCACTTGCTTCCCCTTAAGTTGAAACTATTAGCGCACACAACCTTGCGCGCTAATAGGGCTAATTATCGCCTGTTACTTGTGGTATATTCCGTATTTGTGGTATAGGTTTAGCCGTTTAACGGCTGCTACGCCTCCACCACGCTAACCGTGCCAATACGCGCCGTCACAAGCTGGTAAACGCCGAATTTCTGGCCGGGATACTTGCCGGCAAGGCGCTCGGCCTCTTTGGTTGCGGCCTCGGTTGTGTCGTGCACGTACGGTTTTTTGTTGGGACGCGGCTTATCGTTTTCAATCAGCGCGACGATGGCGGGCGCGCCGGCTTTCGGTTTTTCAATGGTATTAGTGGTATTTTCGGGCGCAAGATCGCTCGCATAACACCACCAGCCGTGTCTTGAGTCTAGAGTGCCGAAGCCGCCATCAATCGCCTCATCAAGCACGACATAGTATGGGGTTGATGATGTATCATCCCTTTTAATCACACCGCCGCCATACTTATGATGCACAACCCTGTCGCCGACCTTAAAATTAGCCATTTGATGCATCCCCCGCTTCGCCGGAGACGGAAATCAGAAACTCCTCGTCCATGCCAATTTTGCGGCCATTTTCCAAGCGCAAGAAATAGCGCACACCGAACTCGGTTTCTGTGCGCTCAATAACGCGGCCTGTAACGGCAACGTCAACCTCGTCGCCAATGTCAAATAAGAATTTCATTTGTGGTCTCCTGGTTGTTTTAATTGCCATTGATTGCCGTTTTACTGGCGCAAACAAGCCAAATCCGGCAACGTAACCGGCATCACATAACAAGCCGTGCTTGCACCGCCATTTACCGTTGTGCGGCATACGCCATCAACTACCCGCTGCGGCTCGTCGTGATGTTTTTTTACGCGGCGCGCTTGTCCGGCATTGCCTGAATCATTTTCCATGAAAATCTCCTAAGGGCGTCATTTCAAAACGTAACCTGCCCACACCAAATCAATAGGACTTTTACCACATTTTGTCAAGCGTCAAACTGCGTATGACGTAAAGTATTTTTTATGGTATCACCACCGCCGCAAGAGCTTGCCGGCGCCGATGGCGGCTATGCCGTGTATGTATATGGCGATAGCATGGAGCCGCGGTACTTTGCCGGCGAGTTGCTTTTGGTGCATCCGCACAAGCCCGTAGGGCGTGGTGATTTCTGTGTTGTCCAGGTCGGGTCCGGCGACGACGCGTGCGGTTACGTCAAGCAATTCGTTTCGCGCGATTCGGAGCGGCTGCGCCTACGGCAGCTTAATCCGGACGGCCTTCTTGACATAACGTCTGGCGATGTGACGGCAATTCATAAGATTGTCGGCATGCGGTCGGTGTAATTAGCCGCGGAAAATAATTTGCGCCATACGCATTTTACGCTTGACCGGTGTGCGAATCGTGGTATTGTTGGGACATGAACAGAGGAGATACGGAAATGAAACTTTCTGAAACACAGTTAAAAGTGCTCGCAAAGTTTGAAGGTGGCGTGGTTATGTCTGCCTATGCAGCGCGCACCAGTCTCAAAACGCTGCGCGCGCTGGTGAAAAAAGGCGCGTTGCGCGATGTAACGCCAAACGCCGCAGGCGGAATGTTTTCTCCCGCAACACACTACAAGTTCAAGAAAGCCTAAGCCGCCCACCCAAAAGCCGCCGCAACGGCGGCTTTTTGCGCGTAAATCGCCTATAAGACCGACAAGGAGGCAGCCACATGAACAGCTTTGACTTAGACGCAGAATGCCGCGCAGCCTGTGAACGCGCTCGCAGCCGAATCGTTTTGGCGCCTATGCCGGTTTATGAGCCGCGCCGCGAGGACTTTGATTTTCCGATCTGGATGATGCTTGCAGCGCTTGTGTTCGCCATTTCGCTCGTTTTTTGGCGCATGCCCGAATTGCTGGCTATCGGCGCCGCTGTTTGAATGGGATTAACATGAGCAACGACGACAATTTCGGCCCTTGGATTGATTGGAATGGTGGGAAATGCCCGATACCTGATGGGACACCCCACGAAGTAAGGATGCATGGGGGCAAAACAACATATGACGAGCATCCAGAAACGTGGAGTTGGGAGCAAGGAAAGAATGGGCCTCGGACGCGAGACATCATCGCCTACCGCGTCCGCCTCCCCGATGACGACCTTCTCCGGCAGGCCATTGAGGCGCTGCGACCGTTTGCGGAAGTTGCGGAGCGCGATATTGGCGAATCAGAAACCGACGCTGAAATTTTCAGGCCGATGGGCAGTGGCAATAATCGTGTGCCGTTGTTGACCGTTGGTGACTTGCGCAAAGCCAGCGCCGTCCTCGCGGCATATGACGCCCGCGCGGCAAAGGAGCAATCATGACTCCAGAACATATCGCCGCCATCAAGGCGCGGGTAGAGAAGGCGACAGCAGGACCGTGGAAGCCCGTTGCTCAAGGCGGGTCATCTACTATTGTTGCTCCGGTTCTTCCAGCAAGAAACGACAGACG